CATTACTCCGTCTATGTCAAGACGGGCGAACCCATACGACAATGCTATGGCAGAAAATTTCTTTTCCATTCTCAAATCCGAATGCATTCGTCTTTTCAAGACGGAGACCATCCGCGAAGCACAAACGCTCATTGATAGTTATATCGCTTTTTACAACCATGAACGCATTCAGCTTTACTCCAAGCTCTCTCCTTTCCAAAAACGACGCCTGTTTGTCTAATCCTTCTTTATCCTATCAATGGTGGTTTTATTTCTGTCTTTTTCTTCTGGAACAGTTCATTCGCCGGTGGTTATGGCTTATTCCTGTTCTCGTCCGCTCCGCCGCGGCTTGCGCGCTTTGAGAATGAGCATCATCGGCCGCCGCAGCTCGTCGGCCATACCGGGCACGGCGTCCAGCATCTCCCGCGCAGGCTGCGGCTCCACCAGCGCCTCCAGCGCGAAGCCACGCGCCAGAAGCGGCTGCACATAGCCCGTAACGGTGCGGTGGTATTTGCGCATATGCTCGCCTAAAAACACCGCGTCCCGGGGTCCCTGCTCAAAGTATCGGTCCACGGGCCAGTGCAGCGGGGCGCCGCCTGCGTCCCTCTGCCAGTCCTGCGGCCCCTGGGCCGTGAACACCGGATGTTCCGCCGAAAAAATAAACCATCCGCCGGGGGACAGCGCGTCCCAGACCATGCGGCACACGCCCGCGTAATCTTCCACATAATGCAGCGCCAGTGAACTGAGAACGACGTCCCAAGCCGCAGGGGCGGGCCGCATATCCTCAATGGCCGCGCGCCGGTATTCCACGACGGGGCTGTCGGTCATGGCGCGGGCGCGTTCCAGCATGCGTTGGGAAAGGTCCGTCCCAAGCACACGGGCCGCGCCATGCTCGGCCGCGTACCGGCAATGCCATCCGAAACCACAGCCAAGGTCCAGCACGCGCTTGCCGGCGAGCTCCGGCAGCAGCGCTTTCAGTGCCGGCCATTCGCCTGCGGCGGAAAGCCCCTGCTCGGAACGGGGCATATGGCTGTACTGCTCGAAAAATACGCTGTCATCGTATTTGTTTTCTTTCAAAAAAGCACTTCCCCTGCATGTTTTCTTCATGGTAACACATCTGTTCTGCGGCGGCAAGCCTGCGCGGCAGGCCTTTTTTGTGCAGGTGAGGGCCTGTTTTGCGCAGCTTGCTCCGGAGCGCTTGCAGCGGCGGGCCGGGGTGTGTATCATAAAGATGCGGCCGCGGGATAAACACAAACAAAGGGGGAGGGGCTGTTGAACATCCGTATCTGTGAGGACCCGGCCTGCGCGGACATCGAGGTGGTGGTGCGCTGCAGGCAGCTTGACGACACAGTGCTTTCACTTTTGGCGCGCCTGCGCGTTTACGACGCGAAGCTCACCGGAGAAAGGGACGGCGCCACCTACGTTCTGGCGGCGGCAGACGTGCTGTATGCCGACACGGCGGACAAAAAGACGTTTCTTTATACAGCGGACGCCGTATATGAAACGCCCCTGCGCCTGTACGAACTGGAGGAGCAGCTTGCCGCGCGGGATTTTGTGCGCGCGGGTAAATCGGTGCTGCTGAATTTTGCCCATGTGGCGGCGCTGCGTCCGGACTTCGGCGGGCGAATGCGGGTGACGATGTCCAACGGCGAGGTGGTGGTGGCGTCGCGCCAGTATGTGCCTGCCCTCAAGGCAAAGTTGGGGCTGTGAGCCCTATACCGGAAAAGGAGTGTTTGCTGTGAAAAAATTTTTTGATATCGTAATGCCTGTAAAGACGGCCGCATGCTATATTTTTACGGCCACCATGTGCGTGTATGCCGTTCTAGATCTGGTCTTCGGCTGGGGCGGTCTGCCCGATAACTACCTGTTTTCGTTTCTGCTGCTGTCGCTGGCGGGCGGCGTGCTGCAGATCGTCGCGTTTACAGAGCTTGTTATCAAAAGGCTGCGCTATACGCTGCGGCTGTTCGTATTTGCAGTGCCGTATCTGGCGGTGCTTTCGGCCATTGCCGCCGGGTTCGGCTGGCTGCCCGCAGTGCAGCCGGGTGCATGGGCGCTGTTTTTCCTGATTTTCCTGGCGGTGCTTCTGACAATGACGCTGGGGTTCGAATTGTATTACCGCATCAGCGGTAAAAAATACGACGGCCTGCTGGGCCAGTACCGCGCTTCCCGTACACGGGATGAAAACAGCCGGGGAGAATACTGATGCATGCGGCGGAAAGCCAGATGAAAGGAATGAAAAGTTTTCAACAAAAGGGGCCTGCGCGGTGGAAAACCGCACAGCTTTCCCCGTTCAGGCCACATTCTATCAGGCTTTTTCATCAACCGTGCATTGTATCTGCATTGTACAGGTATTCATCCAGCTTGTTCATGCTGTGTTTTTTGTACTGCTTATCCAAATGGGTATATATCTCCAGAGTGGTCTTGATGTTGGCGTGTCCCATCTGATCGCGCGCGGTAAGAATATCGACCCCAGAGAAATAGAGCAGTGTGCAGAACGTATGCCGGAGCTGGTGAGGCGTAAAGGTCTGTATGCGCATTTTGAGGGCACCGCGGGTCTTTCCGTCTTTATCCTTTTTTCGATGCCCGTATTTGGATTCCTTGCCGTCGTAGCCATATTTTACGTTTAGGTCTATCATGTAGCTTTCCCACAGATGATCCCACGAATAAGAGGTCATGATTTCACCGCGCGTATTATGGCACACATAGAGACAATCATCTTTTTTACGCTCGTTTCGCAGAAAATCAACGAGAATTGACGGGATATTCACAGTGCGGATACCGGCGGCGGTTTTTGGTTTTTTGATGCGCATTTTCGGCCGTGCATAATCCACAGCTTTATTTACCGTGATCGTGGCGGCATCAAAATCAATATCCGCCCAAGTCAGCGCAGCCGCCTCGCCACGCCGCAGGCCGGAATACAGCATAAGCATTGCAGCTCGCTGCGCCCTATGCGGGGTGTCACGAATCCACTTCTGTTGTATATCCGGGATTGCGGAGCGCGATGTCGAAGGCTTTCCGGCCGGCACGACTACTTTGGTGCATGGGTTATACTGTACGACTTCTGGAATGATACTTTCAAAAATTCCGGAACAGGTATTCAGTATCTCACGCATTGTTTTGTGTGTAAGAGGCGGAACGGTCATGTGCCACTCTGCCAAGCCATTCAGTATGGATTGAATATGAGACGTTCGGATTTTATCCGGCGTCATTTCCCAGAGCGGCTCCAGATGGTCGATATGGTTTCCGATAGAACGGAGCCAACTATGCCCAATGCCAGAAGCTTTTTTCATTGCCTTATATGCGTCGGCCGCATCCTTAAAAGTCACACGCCCGCGGGATGGATCGAGCCCACGCCCCATAGCGGTTTTAAATTCGATCGCTTTCGTTTCGGCCTCACGTGCGGAAGCTCCGAAAAATTGTTTGTACTTTTTCTTGCCGTCCTGCATGCCGATATACACCTGTTTGCAATATCGGCCGTCCTTACGCTTTTTTAATCGCGCCATAAAAAAATCCCCCTTTTGGTGCACTTTACAAAGCCCACCCAAAGAGGGTATAATATCCGTGTCGAGCGGCTATATCCTCTTTAGGTAAGCTGTTCTATATAAACGCTTCGGTGTTCCAGCACCGGGGCGTTTTTTTATTTTAGCTGTTATGCGTGATGACATCCAACATGGACAACATCTTCTGTGCCGTGTTATATGCTATCTCGTATTCCTTGCTCTTCACCTTCACGGGCTTCTCCAGCAATGGAATCATGATACAGGGTTCATTAAAATCGTTTAGCGTGAGTTTGATCGTAATACTGTTTACGACGCGCTTATTCTTGCGTTTGGCCGTTACGCCCCCTGCGATAGCACCAAAACCGCCAAAGAGAGCACCCCCCACAAGAGCCTGTCCTACGCCGCCTGTTGTAATCGTCTCATCATCTTCCAGCAAATCATAATTTAGCAGCTGGTCAAATGTGTATGTAGGAATATCTTTCTTCCCGGCAATGCTTGATACACCTTTTGCGGCAGCCTCGGCAGCAAGGGATAACCCTCCGGTCATGACGGCAAGTGCGCCTTTTGCAAATTTTCCAGCGCTCGCACGAGGCGCTTTTGCACCACCATGGCCAATCACACGCCATAGCTTATTGGAAGCATCTATCAGAAGCTGTCCGCATTGCTGCGTTACATGAAATTCCACGGACGGCTCTTCTGCAGCAGAACTTGATGCGACCGGATCGGATGTAATAGGCGTGCCGCATTCAGCACAGAACTTTCCTGCAACTTCTGCACCACAGTTCGGGCAAGTAGCCGAACGCGGCGCCGGCGTCCCGCATTCAGGGCAGAATTTACCTTCGAAATCATTTCCACAGTTTGTACATTTCATCAAACCGCCTCCTTGTACTTCACGCCTTTCAGCGTAATTACACACCAATATACATCGAACGAAGCTGTGCAAGTTCCAGACGCACGCCCATGTAGATGGACAGCTCTGATATCGTGCGGCAATTTTCCAGCAGCTCGTTGTCGTCGGGGAAGAGCAGACAGACCGCAAAAGCATTCACTTCATTTTCCAGTTTCCGCTCACATACAAAAGTGCTGGTATCCAGATAAATACGGTTGAGGTTCGGATGTAGCAGCACATGCCCCAGTTCATGCGCGCACACAACGCGGGCCTCATGCTCGGCAAGGCCATCATGCAGCACAACAGCCTTGCCGTTTTCGTTGCTGTAACAATAGCCGCGCATACGCCCCAGCGGAAGGTACAGTATTACAATACCAAGCTGATTGCAGATGTCAAAGGGGTCGTGCGTCCCGAACCGTTGAATGGTCTTCTGCGCAAATTCCTTGATATCCACAAATATCACCTTACTTTCCGCGTCGCCCCTCAAGAGTGGCTATCACGACACGCAATGACGCCTCGAACGCGCGCTGCGTTTCGGCGTCGAGCGGTTCTCCGTCGTACATCAGCAGCGCGCCCTGTGCGGCGCGCTTGGCCATATCCATCAGGGCTTCTTTTACATCCGGCTCGCCGTCCTTTGGGGCGGCGGGCTTTTCTTCGTTTCCGAGAAGATCGTCTATTGATACATCGAAATACACAGCAATCTTAGACAAAGTGTCACCAGATGGGGTTGCTCCGGTTTTTTTCCATTTTGTGGCAGTAGCATTGCTTAGCCCCATTTCGGTCGCTGCTCGATTACAGCTTACGCCTTTTTCATCGCATAGCCGCTTAAATACGTCATAAAACACAAGGCTTACGCTCCTTTTTTGTGCAAAGCGTAGAACCTAACCGAATTCAGAAAACACTATTGATTTACTAACCAAAATCAGGTATTATAATCATGCAGCCTGACAAAAGTTAGAACAAAGGCGCATCTAAAACGGTATAGGTTTTTCGCGATTAATATGAGTTGCAACATTATATTATCGCAAAACCTAACCAAAGTCAACATTATGAGCTAAAGGGGGTTAGATTTGTATGCCTGCACAATGGACAGGAGAGCTCGTGGGCAGAATGCACAACGCTGGAATTTCCAAGAAACGGCTTGCAGCATTCATGGGGAAAAATGAAAAATATGTATCTCAAGTTCTGAATGGGCACTGCGAACCAAAACATGCCGAACAAGAGTACAACGCTGCGCTCGACGAACTGATTGCAGAGAAGAATAGGAAAGAGGGGTGAGAGCATGTACAAAACAATTCGGTATAACACCATACAAGAAGGCAGCACGAACGCGGACGGAACAACCACAGGATCACCAATCATTTTTGTAGAACTTCGCTTGCCGGATAAGATTCTGATTCGGGGCAGTTTTGAACGAGAGGTCGATAAGATTTTTCAATCTGTTCGCGCAGACCTCGAAACTGCGCTTTTGAACGCACGGTGACCTTTCCGCGATTGGTGTAAATAATTAGCTTGTCTATTTGCTTCCAGCTTGTGTCTTCAGTTGGGCCAAAATACAAGAACTCTTCTGCTGCTCCTAAAGCGGATAATTCAATAGGGAACTTGGCACTTTCAATGAAACGCTCATAAAAAGGTGTTTCAGTATCACACAGCCGTCGGAATAGATGTCCAATAAAATGCGGGTTCAATTGGGCTATAACTGTTTGATTTGGTGTATATAGTTCTACTTTAGTTATGGAAATAGGATTCATTGAATGATTTTCGAATAATATAAAAATACATAAAAAACTATTTGTATTTTCCCGCGGAAAACAATTCAGTTCATTTTGAATTTCTATTTTTACAGACAGGTTTTTCCGTTCTCGCCATAATTGACGTGCTATAGACCAAACGGAAATAAAAAATCCAGCTACGGCAATCCAAAATGTTATGTCTTCTCTATTGTCTAAGAACCATTGGAGCATTTTATCACCTCGGCACCATTATATCAACAATGCAAAATTCTGGAAATCCCTACACCAACATTATCCGACAAATAGTGTCCTATAAAACGGACAGAAAGGAGATGCTTTTTTGAAACGATTACATTATGCTGACTGGAACGAAGTGCGAATCACTTTAACGGTGAAAGACATCGCGGATGTGCTGAACGTGTGCGATACGGTAGCGCTGAATCTGGTTCGCAGCGGGGAAATCCCAGCCAAGAAGGTGGCGGGCCAATGGCGGATTTTGAAAACTGACCTTATGGCTTATCTTGGGGCAAAAGAAAATTTGTACGCATAGAAGGAGGGACCACGCATGGAAATTGAGATCAAAGTGAGCATCACGCCCCAGCAGTACATACGGCTGGACAACATGGCCCGCAGGATGCGCCGCCCGATGGACAAGGCGCTCGGCTGGATGGTGACACACCACATGGACAGCATCCTCGAAAACACGCACATCTCAGCGCCGGCAGGGCCGAAGCCAATCGACTGGGGTGCGATCGAATGACGGGCCTTGCATGCATCTGCTTCGGGTTCGTACTCGGAACAGCTTTTACGGCGGTCTGCCTTCTGGCGGACAAAAAGAAAGCCCCCGCTGGTGCAGCGAGCACCAACAGAGGCGCAGACCAAAAATCTACACTTAAAAAATACCACGAAACGGGAGGCGTGTCAAATGTATGAACTGAATTTTGTTGGTGTCTCGATTGCATGGGACCCTTGTGATGAAGGCGAAAACCCGAAGTGCAGCATATGCCACACGCGCCTCGGATACCACGAAAAGCTGTATTTTGATTTACGCGGAGCCGTGCTCGGATGCAGCGAATGCTGCACGGTGCGTGATGATGAATACCTTGTGGACGCAGACGACGAGAACGAGATCGTTGCAGAGCCGGGTACATACGTTTGGGAATATGCTGAAGATATGGCGTTGGTAGCATGAAAGGATTCTGCGATGGGATATCCTACTACACGGAATATCGCGCCAGCATTCGCGTGTTTTTCCCGGAAGGGCGTGAAGTATGTCAATACTGCCCTTTTCTTCGGCACGAAGATGCCTTCAACCGCTTTTTTTGTAAGGCTACTCCGGCCACACAATACAACTGGATATTATCACCAGAGCGGGAGCGTCCGGGCTGGTGCCCGCTTGTTCCCGCCAGAGGGAACACCGATTCCGCCGATTGAACCCGGCGGAGAATATGATCCATTCAGAAAGGATGACGAGAAATGAGTTTAATTGCAAAAGCTTCCGGAGGTTCTAAATTCCCGATTTTGGAGGCGGGTTCTTACCCTGCCATGTGTTATGCCATTGTTGACATTGGGCAGCAATACAATAAGACTTTCAACAACTATGCGCAGAAAGTCATTTTCATGTGGGAGCTTCCCGGAGAAGAAATCGAGATTGAGGGAGAAATGAAGCCGAGAGCAATTTCAGAGACCTATACAAATTCGTTGGGGGAAAAGGCGAACCTGCGAAAGATGCTTGAAAATTGGAGAGGCAGGGCGTTCACGCAGGAAGAAATGGACGGGTTTGACCTGCGGAATGTATTGGGAAAGGCGTGTATGATCTCTGTAGTTCACGGAACGAAAAGCGACGGCTCTCCGTACGCCAAAGTGGGAAGCGTAAGTAAGATGCCCAAAGGCATGAGTGTTCCCCAAAAAACAACCAACGCCTTAATTTTGTTTGATTTGGACGCGCCGGATGCGCTGGAAAATCTGCAAAAGCTTCCGGAGTGGGTACAAAACCGCATCAAAGAAAGCGAAACATACAAAGAGAAGATGCGACCGGACGCCAGCGTTGTAGAAGCGCGCAATGATGATTTTGCCGTAATCGACGCAGCGGAAGATTGCCCATTCTGATGGAACGGGTGGAAGCGCGTATCACGAAGGTCTTAACGGGAGAAGGCTTTTATTGCTTTGTCCCATATGAACATACGGACAAGCTTTCGGAGTTACCTATCAGGTGCACAGCGGTGCTTTCTGACGGCAGGACGATCACGGAGCGGCAGCGCAGGTTTATCTACGCGCTGCTCCGTGACATGTCCATGCATTTTGGGTATCCTCCGGAGGACATGAAAGAACTGATGAAATATCAATACGTTGCAGAAACAGGCGGAGAATATTTTTCTGTCGGGGATTGCAGCGTTACCACAGCGAACCGGTTTATTGAGT